GCATGCCGCGACCTTTACATCATGCTCGACGTTGCCGACGAGAACTCGCATCCGCCACTCCAAGCCCCTCCAAGGAATGAAATCGGCTTGGGCATCCGTGCCCTTGGCTTGGCCGTCCTTGGCCTCGCCGAAGGCGGGATTAGTAGGTCTGGAACTGCTTGTTGATCGTGGCGACCGGGACGACGTCGTTGACGCCCATCGCGGCAGCCGAGATCGGCATGTCTTCCAGCTTGCTCAGGCGAGCCACCGTCGCGATCGTGGCGGCGTTGCCCGGGGTCGTGACGACCGTCAGGTAACGCTTGCGGCCACGCATGTCGACGTTGAACCGGGCCACGGCACCAGTGCTGCCGGTGGTCGCACCAGCACCGGCGGTGATCGTGTAACCGCTGACGTCGGCCTGACCGCTGCCAGAGGCGTCGGACTCCCTGACCTTGAGAACGCTCGCGTAGCTCGTCGTGGCCGCCGTGAAGGCGCTGTAGACCACGTCGATGCTCACGTAGTCGGCACCGAGCGTGTCGATCTCGTGGCTGTGGGTGGCGTTCGCAGCGACCGCCACGGAAACCTTCGCGACCGTCTTCGTCCCTTCGATGTGATTCACTGTCTAGACCCTTCGTTGAGGTGAGGTGAGGTTGGTGGGAAGTGTTTCCGTACTATCACGAGGCAGCGGTCTTGAGGGCCACGATCGGGCCGGCACGGTTCGCGTCGCCGCAATCCGCCGTCACGGCATCCCAACGCATGGTCGAGACAAGGAGCGTCTGGTCGAGTTCCGCATAACGCTCCGTCGACTGCTTGATCGTCAGGCCGCGACGCGTGGCGTAGTAGCTCGACAGCGACAGGTCGCCGAAGAGGAACTTCACGACGCCGGGGTCCGCACTCACGTTGTTGGAAAGAGTGTGGACAAAGACAATCGGATATCCGAGCAGTCGCATCTCGGCACCGGCCGACACGCTGGCCGGCGTGTTGCCGCCCGCGATGCCGACGTTGTTGACGAGACCGAGACGCTGCACGGAGGCCGAGAACACAGCCGGGTTCACGTACCACTTCGCGTTGCCGCGAGCGTAGAGCGGAAGCCGGCCAGCGGCCGCGATCAGCGACTCCAGCTTCAGGGTCGAGGCACCGGTCTCGCCGCTGCCCGCCGTCACGACGCCGGCGGCGTGGTTGCCGTCGGTGATCTTGTTGACGACACCGACGATACCGCCGAAATCACCGCTGCCCGTCCCGACGAACGCACAGACGTCGATGAGTTCCGCCACGGCCCTCGACACTTCGCCCGTCAAATAATCGGCCAAATTCAGCACGGACGAGTCTTCGAGGATCTCGGACGAGATCCGGCTCGCGACGGCGGTCTTCTTCGCCACCATCTGGACGCGGTCCCAAGCAGCGTCACTTTCTTGCACGCTCGCGTTTTCCCCCACGAAATAGGCTTTGAGGCCTCCAACCCGCCGGGGGATGATGAGGGTGTCAGACTTCATCGTGATGTTGCGGGCGTTCGCGGGGAACGCGCCGAACTCTTCGACGAGGACGATGATCTCGTTGAGGATCTCCTCATTCACGAAAATCCCGCCCTGCGAATTGACGCCCTCGTTGAGGGCGCGAGACTCGGTCACGCCGTGGTCGCTGCACCACCGCTGGGCGTCCTTGTCCTTGAGCAGCGTCGCGCGGAAGAACTGACCGGCGCGGTAGGCACGCTCCTCAGCGCGGGGGCCACGGAAGTTCTTCAGGCGACCAGCGCCCGGAAGGTTCATCGGGGAAATCGTCACGGGCGTCTCCTTGGCGTTGCGGGTTTCGATCTTGGCGGGGGTGGACTTGTCGAGGACTGCCCGGAGTTCCAGCTCCTTGGCGGCGACGCCCTCGTAAAACTTGATCTGGTCGCGAAGCTTCTCGGCACGCTCGCAGAGGCAGCGGAGCTTCTTCTGCTTCTCGCCCTCGACCTCCTGAGTGTCCTCGACCTTGTCGGCGTCCTCGGCCTCGCCCTCGGCGGGGTTCATGCCGTTCTGCTCGACCATGTCATCGCCAGCGTCGGTGGTCTCGGTGTCGTCCGAATCCTGAACCGCGCCCATCTCAGCGAGAACAGAGGCGAGTTCGTCGAGCAGCTTCTTGACCTTGGACGAGGCTTCCATGTCGGGCATCCCCTGAAAGTGGTTTGACGTGCCGGTACCAAGCGGTGGCGACACGTTCACACTACGGGGAAAGCAGAAGCGACCAGAAGATGGTCAAGAAAAAAGTGTTGTGTCGCACAACACTACTTGCGACGACGCCAACAGATCGAACGAACGTCGTTGACAGACACGACAGAGCGTGCCTGATGTCCGCACACTTGGCACTTCAGATATCTGACTTGCAGATCTCCGCTCTGCCGACTGGTGCGAGTTGCCATCCTGCCCGCGCATCCGGGGCACGAACACTTATCACCGCTTTGCATGCTTCTCGCTCTTGTAGAAAGAGTCTGTGAAATGCGTGTCGAACACGAGATCCGCCGTCCCTAGCACTGCGTCAGGAATTGAAGGGGCCGCAGCGGAGCCGACTGCCGTGGCAACCAGAGACCCGGCCTGCTTCGCCCCGACCACGAAGCCCTTCTTCGCCAGACGTGTCGCGTAGCTGAGGGAGTTTGTCTTGACGACGATCGACGTCTCCTTAGGGGAAGAGTCCGCCGCGAGCTTCTTGATCGAGTCGATCTGGTCGTCGGTGAGTTCGCGACGCCCGGCCCGGGGGTAGATCGTGACCTTCTTGCTCGTGATGTCGACGACGTGCGAGACCATTCCGTTCTTGCCGCGAATCGTGAGCGTCAGGCCGTTCTTGCCGTTGACAGAGGCGACTGACTTTCTCGTGCCGCCCAGCCCTTTGACCAACCCGGAGACCTTCTCGTCCGTCATGCCGACCTTCTCGATCCTCGCCGACACTCGCGTTGGCCGCATCTTGTTGTCGTAGATGCCCTTGACGGCGCCGGCCACCGCGCCGACTGCCGCACCAGACGCCGCTGCCTGTGGGGTGAACGTCTTGCCGAATGCAGAGACCCCGCCCAGCACGGCTCCGGCCGCCGCGCCCTTTGCAACGTCGGCCGCCACGCCGCTCGCGCACGTGTTGCCCTTCGAGAACTTGCCGTCTTTGTCTTGGCCGCAGTCGCGAGACTCGGCAAAGGCGAGCAGGCTGGCGTAGCGGGCGTCGATCGACCGCTCCCACTTCTTAGGCCTCTGGTGCGGCGGGAGCAGCGTCGAGAACTTGTACTTGTCCTCCCACTTCTGAAGCTTCTTGGCGTTCTCGGCCTCCCACTTCTTCATGTCCTCCGCCTTTCGGTAGACGGTGACCTTGAAGTCTGTGTTTTTGCCACTGTACTCAGATGGGAAGGCGTCCTTGGCTGCGGCCTTGATCTTCGCGACGTCATCTCCGCTCAAGTCTTTCGTCGGATAGACGCGAGCCCGCCCGTTGTCAAAGTCGACGTGGAACAGCTTGTTGCCGCTCTTGTCCAAGACAGAGATGTTCACGCTGGGGTGATTGATGTCGACGGTCGTGTTCTTCGGGTCTCCGCCCATAGCCTCGACGAGGCCCTTGAGCTTCTCTTCTGACGAGCCCATCTGGTAGAGCTTCCGGGCGGCGTCTGTCTGGACGCCGTTGTCGTATCGCATGCGACCGCGAGGGTCTTCCTTCGGCATGTCGACCTGACCGCCACACTTGTTGCCTGAGGTGAAGCGACCTTCGTCGTCGCGGCCGCAGTCTGTGGAGCGGGCCTCTCTACTGTGCTTCGGATGACTGGAGTGAAGAAGGTCGTTGTCATTCACATACTTCGCGTTCTCTGGCCTGCCTCTTCGGGCCAGAGTCAGGAACGCATTCACTCTCGCCATTGCCCATCGTTCGCGAGTCATGCCCGGACGGTGACTAGTCGAGAAAGCGCCAGCGCCACGACGATAGACTGCCTTCAGGGATGGCAGGCGAACGTGAGTCCAGTCTGGCTTGCCGGCCTCTCGCATCGCAGCGTTGTGTTCCTCGACCTTTTTCTTCAGCGACGAGATCGTGCTGTCGTCTAGCGAGATGTCGCCAGACTTGTTCTTGGCAGAGCCTTCGTCGTTGACGTCGCTGCCTTTGATCTGGTCTTTCTTTGGGGCGGGAGCGTCTCCGCGAGACTCCACGCTCGCAAGCGACCTGAGCAACGCTGGCCTCGACTTGATGTGCTGGTAGCCCAGCGGCTCGTCACTGTCAGCCTTCGCCGCGCGGCTGCTCTTCGTCCGCTTCTTCAGTTCGCTGCGGATGATCTCCGGGCCGACCTTCGAGGCGTAAGCGTTCTGCGGCGCGTACTGCTTCGTCTTCTCGTAGACGGCGTTCTGGCCGAAAGTCTCTGCGAACAGGGCAGGCCACGCCTCTTCAGGAAGCGTAGACGCGTGCGTCAACATCCCGTTGTACTCACCGTTCGTCGAGAACGAGTAGCCGCCTCGCACGTGCGCGACCATGTCGTGGACGACACGAAACAAGTCGTTCGCGATCATCGGCTCGCCGTCGGCAGTCTTGAACTTCGTCTCGCGAAGCATTGGATGATCAGGAGTGGCGTCCCCGGTGCCGAACCCCTTATCGGTCATGAAGAAAGAGAACTCGCCAGTCTTGGCGACCTCTTGACGCATCTTGTCTGAGTTGGGCTTCGTGCTGCCCGGCGGGTCTCCATATGGCTCGCCATCTCCCCGCCACGCTCTGGCCTTCAGCCCGGCGGCGGTGAGTGCCTCGTACTGCCTGCCGATCTCGTTGACAAGGGCCGCGTAGGATGCCTCGGCCTCTGGAGTCAGCGGCGCACCAGAGTGGCTGCCTTGCTCGTCGGCGATCGCGTCCATCTGCTTCGGATACGGGGTCTCGGCCCTGCCCTTCGAGCGGTCCCAGATCGCATCGGGGCTTGGAGCCACGGAAGTGACGGCGTCTCGCAGTGGCTGCGAGCCGGCCGGGAAGGACTTTGTCGACTGGCCTCCGTCTGACGACGAGCAGTCGTTCTTGATCCCGCCTCCGGTGCCGGTGGCACAGAAGGCACGGTCCTCTCGCTTCTTCTTTTTGTCAAGAACGTAGTGACCGTAGCGGTCGAGTCTTGCGCCCAATGACTCGTAAGCCTTCTTGGCCGCAGTTGCCACATTGTGTTCTTCATCCGACACGACACGAAACTGCTCAGACAGTGAATCGAGAAGAGACTTGTACACCCCCTGACCGCGAAGCGGCTTTGCGACTTCGGCGTAATTCATATAGAGTGATTGCTTGTCGTCCGAGAGGTCTGCGTAAACGAACGCCTTCACCTTCTCGTCTTCGCCAACAAGACTCAGAACGTGAGTCGCTGGATCGCCGCCATCTCGCCAAGGCGTTGCAGCCTGCTTGCTGTTCTTCTCAAGGAACCACGCCCCGTGGTTCGTGGAGCCTTTGGCATCAACGGCACCCATCCATGAAGGCTTTGCATCCCCGCCGCCGCCGGGGGGGCGTGTAAGGACAATCCACTCGTCCTCGCCAGTGTCCATAATCTTGCCGACGATGTCGGAAAGCTTCACACCGGAAGCACCTTCGAGCGTCTGGAGTGTTCCGCCATACCTGTCTGCCCATTTCTCAGCAACACGGCGGTTTGAAGACCATCCCACGAGTGCCGAAGAGTTGTCGTCGGTTGTCTTGTTGTCGCCACGGTAGAGCGTTGGGGCTGGCCTGCTATTTTCCTTTACCTCCTTCAAGAGTGCGGATGCCATTTCTCGCAGCTTCGTGCCGCTGCCAGACGGCGGCGGCGGCAATCCGTCGATCTCGTCCTGAACATGAATCCCAAGGTCAGTGGGATCGCCCTTCCAGCGAGTGACGGCAGACTTCAGTGCCTCGGACTCGCTGGTGAAATACTTGTACGGGCTTGCTGCCGATCCGCCACCACCGTCCCCGTCCGGCGCGGACATTACTTTCGCGCCGCACGAGTTGTCGATGCCGCCACCGTCTCCCGTCGGACAGAACCCGCGAGACTGAGCAAACGCAATCAGCGACGCATGGCGTGCCGCAATCATGCACGGCGATCCTTCAGGAACTTGAGAGTCTCGGCAATGACCTGATCGGCTCGCGAGCTTTTGCGTCGCTTGATCTCGTCCGAGACTTGCTTCATCGCCGCCGACGTGTCTCCGCCCTTGAACGGATACGCCTCTGTCTTGCTGCCGTCCGGGTGCAGGCCCTGAACGTGACCGTCGGTGTCGCCGACTTGCTTGACCGTCCACGGGAAGTGGTCGCCCTTGCTCCACGTCTGGACGCCGCCGCCCTCGTCGGCCTGACCGCCGTCCTTGCCGCCCTTCGAGAGTTGCTCCTCTCTGGCCTTGTCGACGAACTCCTGAGCGTCCTTCGCGGACTTCTTCACGGAGTCGGCGCTCGACACGTCCATCTGCATGTACTTGCCGCACGAGTTGTCGACGCCGCCACCAGATCCAGTGGCGCAGAAGGCACGCTCCTCGAAGAACTTCATGTTCTTGGCGTACTCTGCCTCGAACTCCTCGGCACGCTTGCTTCGCGAGAGCTTCTTCTCGTAGACGCCCTTGCTGGTCGAGTATCCGCCCGGAGACTTGACAACCTCACGGTAGCCCTTCGACGTCAGAGCTTTCACGTCCTTGTCGCTCCATACTTCAGCCGAAACGACCTTCGCGCCGACGGCCTTGGCCGCCTTCTCGACGGCCGAGATGTCCAGCTTCCCGCCGACGTCGGCGCCGGGCTGAAAGTGGAAAGCAGTTCCAGCCGCCTTCGAGAACTGACTGCCGCTGGAAACAAGAGCGATGCTGTCGCCAGACTCAATGGCAATAGTTTTGCTATCGATCGCGAACGGCTTCTTATCGCCGCCGAACAGAGACTGCGACGCAGAGGAGAGGCTCTCGTGGGTCGTGCCAATGCTCTTCACGAGCGAATCAAGATTGCCCTTTGCAATCGAACTGATCGCCGCCGCGACTCCGTGCCCCGCCGCATTCAGAAATGCACCCGTTATCGAGCCGATCGCTGCACCAACAGCACCACCGGCCAGACCGACAGCGCCTCCGATAACTGCACCCTTGGCCGCCGCCTCTGCGATCTTGCCGCCGGTCGTCTTTCTTGCGGCCTCATACTTGTCCAGCGATTGCTGAGCGTCCTGCTTTTGATCCGAAGAAGACCCGCACGAGTTGTCGATGCCGCCGCCAGCCCCGGTGGCGCAGAAGGCACGTCGCTCATCGAGGAACGCACGAGTCTTCTCGATCTCGCTGGTGACGTTCGAGCGAACCTCGATGATCTTCTTCTTCTCGGAAGAGAACACCTCGTAGCTCCGCTTCGCGATCGCCACGGTAGCATCGTCGTAGGCTGGATAGGTCACGGGCGAAACATCTAGCAAAGACTTGATTTTTCTTACGAGGCGAATTGACTGCCCGTCCTCGGTGATCCACTTCTCGCCGCCGTCCTCGTCGATGACGAAGCTGAAGCTGGATCCGCGCAAATCTTGACGGATGATCATTTCGGCGATGTCCTGCCGAGAATCTGGCAGGAGGCACTCGTACCGCAGGCCGATCTTGTCGACGATGAGCTTCATCGTGGTCGGAAAGCGGCCGAGGAGGTGATTCGGGTCGTGGTTGAACAGGCAACGAGTCGCGATTGGCTTGCCGCTCTTGTCCTTGCCGGCCTTGACGATGTCGAACGCCGTCGGCTCCAGCCTCTCCACGAAGTCTCCGAGCAGCAACGAGTCGGTTCCAAATTTCGCCGCATACCCGACAATGTAGGTCCGCTTCTTCCCCGTCTCCGGGTCAGCGCGATGCTCGACCGTCAGCGAGTTCGAGTCTGCTTTCTCGAACGAACCGAAGTAGCGACGCTCGACGCCTTGCATCACGGCACTCCTTTGCGACACAGCCTCCTCTTCGAGCGTAGCCGTCTCCAGATCCAGACTATAAGTCCGCTCGTCGGCAGCGTTCATCTGGCGAACGACCTTGTTCGCCCACGACTCGCCGCTGCGACCGCCCCACAAGAGGTCCGCGATCTTCCCGTTCGAGGGGAAGCCCTCCTCGCCAGCGCGAAAACCCGTCGCCTTTCGGTCAGGGGCATGCCGATCGAAGAACGCCTTCATGCGTCGGAGCGTCGACGGCGAGAGTTCAGTGCCGTTCGACAGGTCGCGGGCCCTCGCGATGCCGATCGCCGTGCCTCCACGGCCGTGTTCGCGACGAAAAGCGAGTCCACGAGCCGCCTCTCGACGCACTCCGGACGGCGGAACGAAGGAAATGTGGTTGTACTTTTCAGGCGTCGCCATAATCGTCGAGAATCCCTTCTTCGATGATGTCAGTGAACGACTTGCCGGCGGCAAAATCGTCGAAAATTCGACCTTGGACTCCGTTCAGGTCGATCGAGACGTCTATTTCACGTCCATTTTGCTCCCACCACTCGCTCCCGCCGTCGGAGACGTGCAGATCAAGCAGAGTTTTGCAGTGCGAGAGCGGTTCTGGAAGAGTTTTTTCGAGATCTGAGGGGATTTTCGCGTCGAATCCCATCACGTGCAGCCCGCTGCGGCCCGCTTTCGGCATCGTGACAGTCGTCTGGCCGGCAGTGCGGTGTTCGACGACGGCACGCCTCGCTGCGTAGGTGGCAGACCTGTCCTGAGAATCGTCCGTGAGCCTCTGAAGCTCATTCAGGAAAGCGTCGCCATCGCTTTTGCCGCTGCCAAGTCTCTCAAGCTCAAGCAAGACCTCCTTGAAATCGATGCCAGACTGCACCATGTCGGAGTCCCACACGGCCTGCTCTGCCTCAAAGGGCCAGAGATCAAGCTCGCTCGTGTCGAACTCTGCCATAGCAGCGCGCGACTCTGCGGAGAACCGCCTTGCCTTAGTCTTACCAGTGAGGAGATCGTCCGCAGCTTTGGAGTAGAGCGAGTTCTCGTCAATGCTCACCTTGGCGCCGAGGTGCTTCCAGAGATTTTTCTCATACTGCCAAAGAATAGCCTGAACCTCGTCGACGTCGGCCCGGCCGCGACGGTCCGGATACTTGGCCTCTATTTCTTTGACAACGGACCGGAACACTTCACGCATCGTTCTTCTGGCCTGAGCCCCTCGCGGGTCTTGCTGCTCGACAATCAACGACTTGAAGATGGAATTTCCTGCCTGATGGCAGGCGTGCTTGTCCGGGTCAGGGTCTTTTCCGTACTGTCCTCCGTCTGGCTTCTTTGTGTTCTTGTGAGACCTCTCCGCAGCGGTTGCCCACATGAAGGCTGCGCCGTTTTCCTCAATGACTCCAGTCCGCTGCTGGATCTTGAGAGAGCGAACAAGATCCGCCTTGGTGATCCCGAACTGCTTGTCCACGCCAAACATGTAGACGCTCGACTTCCATCTCTCGACGTCGAGAGCTTCAAGGGCCTCTTTTGCCCTCTTGGAAGCCCCCTCTGGGGCGCAGCGAGTGATCAACTCCCCGGTCACGCGACCAGTGGACCGCATCAGCCATCGGTCCATCGTCAGAAAGTCATGCCTGCCGTTCAGGTTCGCAAAAAACGATCCGATCTTTGGGCCGAAGATTGAAGCCATCGGAACGACTTCGTCGGGAAACTCTCCGGACGCGTCAGTCTTGACGAGGTTCGTCGATGCCTTGACCTCTCCGGTTCTTTTGTCGCGTGCTTTGTAGTGATCAATCATCCAAGGGCTGACGCCAATCCTCTCCTGCCACTCAGGATCGCCAGATCGCTCTGACATGCTCGCGAGCGTGCGGTTCACGTTCTCCGCAGTCGTGTACCCAGAGAGCAAGTTCCTTGTCCGCTCGACGCCGAACGAATCCAGCATCGACTGAAACAGCCGAAGAGATGGTCTTGCGTCTCTGTTCCCTCCGGCTGGCCCAGACGGGACGCACGTGCCGCTCTTTTTCCACATGTCGTAGAGGCCGTCCGAGTCGGCGAGATTGGTGGTCGGATCCTGTCCGTTGCTCAAGATGGCTGTGAGCGCCGTGAACACGAACCGGCTGTTGTCGTCGCTTGAAAGCTCGGGATGACGAGTTGCCATCTTCGACATTGCGTCTTCGAGGTCTTGGCTGTAGAAGCCCGGGTCAAACCTCTTCGACTCGTAGGCGTGCATGACGTCGTCAGTCAGTGCGTCCACAAGATAAGTAAACTGCTCGTGTGGCAAAATCTGCGTCGTGTCGATGATGGCACCGGGCCCTTCAGCGCCAACAGCCCTGCGGTTGTCCTCGTCTCGCATGGACAGATATTGTCCGACAGATTCGTGCGCGACGAACGTGCCGCTCATCGCGAGGCGGTCCATCGGAAACACTGGGTCTGTCGACGTGATCTTCATTTTTGAAGATCCATTTCGCTCCACAAACTTCCGCCCCCAGAGGTCTGCGGTAGAGCCGGGAGAAATTCCTTCCGGGCGAGGGTGGGACTGAATGTCAGACAAAGCCCTGTCTCTGGCCTCTGCGTCAATCGTCGCCACGGTCTGCCCGCCGCCCAGCATCACGTCTACATTCTTTGCCTTTGCCAGACTTGCCGACGCAACGGCGGCGTCTCCGCCATCCTGCGACGAGCAATCATTCTTGACGCCGCCGCCCTCGCCAGTCGCGCAGAACGCTCGCTCCTCCACCAGCCAATCAAAGAACGACCTCGACTTGTTTCGCTCCCTGAGTCTCGGGAGCCGGGCCTTCATCTCGGTCCACTTCTTGTAGCCGGGGCTGCTCTTGTCCCTCAGGTCGAGCGTGAGATTCACGTCGCTGCCGTTCTCGTCCCACCAGCGATCGCCCTCGCGGCTGGAGATAAGCTCCTGAATTGTCAGGCTGTTGCGGTGCCGTGAAGCCAGACCCTTCAGCACAAGTTCGTGCGGAATGGCTGTCGAGCCCGGTGGCGGCGGCTCGATGCCCTTTGCCTTCAGGACAATCTCTGACGGGATCCTCTTTGAAATGTCTCGCGGGATGTCGCCGTCGAAGCCAAACTGCGGCCAGAGCCGATAGCCCTTGTACGGACTCTTCGCGTCGCCGACTGCGAACGTCGTGACCTTCGCGAAGTCGTGCTTCTCGGCTGTATCGATCGACTCGGCGACTTTCTCCGACACGAGCGACATGACCTTGGCGGCCTTGTCTCTTGGAAGGTCCGTGGCGTAGCCAGTCAGGCCGAGAGTCTCAAGGCCAAGCTCCTTGCCGTCCTCTCCCTCGCTGATCGAGACAGACGTGTGGAACTGGCCGGCAGAAGAGTTATCGCGATCCACGGGAGACACAGAAGAGACGTAGATGAATCCCTCACCGTTTGCCTTGATCGCCACCTCGGCTCCACGGACGTTGCCGCCGCCGAGGGCGAGGACGTCGTCGACGCCAGACAGGCCAAGCGCCTGCATCGAGCCATCAAGCTCGCCGTCTGACTGCACTCGAACGCTGGCCGGCTTTCCGGAGGAGAGTGCCGCGCCGTCCCCGCTGGAACTGCACGAGTTGTCGATTCCGTTGCCTTCGCCGTTGGGGCAGAAGGCTCGCGAGCATTTGTCCCAATACTCCAGAACGTCGCGGTCCTCGTTCCTCCGCTTGAGTCGCTTGGAGAGCTTTGCAGCACGCTGATATCTCTT